GTCCGGTAAATCCGGTTTTCGCCACTTTTGCACCCCCCCCTACCTCTCTACCGTGGGGGTGTACTACCTCACTACCACACCCCTAGGGTACCCTACCACCCCGCCTACCAGCCCCACCATGGTAGCACCATTCAGCTGGGGTGTCAAGCACTTTTTGCAAGAGAATTCTGAACGGCTCACGATACATTCAGCTATCGGTTATGTTAAGCTAGTGTTAACCTAGGTACTACTGCCGATACCCCAACGCCCTCTCTTCCCGCGCCTTGGTGCTATCATGGCAAGGCTTGCATAGCGCCTGATGGTTGCTAGGTTTCCAGAACATATCCTGGTTGCCTTGATGAGGAATGATGTGGTCTACTACCGATGCCTCAGTCGTGACACCTACACGTTCACAATAGACACACAAGGGATTGCATTGTAAGAACCTCTTACGGTACGTCTCCCACTGGTACGTGTACCCACGGGCAGTAGCACCGCCCTTAGTTTTACCTCGCCACGATGAGCTATTGATGGACTCAAGTCGCTCAGGTACCACAGCGATACGCTTGGGTACGGATGATAGTTTACCCATACGCGCCCTTAGTCCTCATCGTAGTAGTCCACCGCGATATCAATAGCTTCCTCACCCTGCATAGCGATAGCCTTACGCAGTAGGTCAGCTAGTGCATACGTACCCAGCCAGTCCCGGTCATCCATACGCCACGGTACATCTACGACATAGCCAATAGTGCGATCATCGCGATCTTGCTCATCGCATTCGATGCGGTAATATCGACCGGTGTACTTGCGAACCAGATTACTTAGGTCTGCCTCTAGGCAGTAGTCACTGAGGACATTAGGGAATCCATCATAAGCACCCGTAATCTCAACTAAGTACATCATAGGATGATCCTTATATATATATATATTATAGTATTACTAAGTAAGTATAAGTAAGCTTTAATGTATTTATATTATTAATTAAAGTGAGTGTATTAAAGCTTTACTGTATTTATAGTATTAGTATTGTATTAAGCTTATATAATATCTTAAGTGCAATACTTACGCATAACCATCTTACGATGGAGAGCAAGAGCATTTGCTTACGCCTTGGGGCTACAGCAAACCATAAGCAAGGGCAGAGCCGCTTCGCGTTTGCTTAAAAGCTTATAGAAGCTTTAAAAGCCGCGCGAGGGCGTGTGAAAGGCGAGTACCAAATTGCCCAAAAGGCTTGATACGTAAGGGTTTCAGGCGGGTGTTCATGGGAAGTAATTCCGATGTCCTCGCGCTACCGTCGCGGCCAGCCCTGCAAGGCTCCGCAATCCAGCTCCCGCGATAATGCTGCGGGCAATCCTCCCCATAGTGGGGCCTTCAATGTTTCGGTGTATCCTGTGTGTGTTTCGGAGTGATCCTACCCAAAGTTCGGACCTGCGATGTTTTTCTTCTCTTAGATATTCCAGATTAGATCGTGCAGCTAACGTGCTGCTAACGTGCAAGTTACAGGGCGGTCCATAGATCTGCCTCAATCAGCCTAGGTGCACACGCTGGTGTCCCCGGACAGCCGTCCCAAGCCGTTACCCTAACTTAATGGGGGCGACAGAGGAGGAGTGGTGGTGGCTGTCCAGGGAGAGGGCGATGTAGGCTCTATTAAGTCTATACCGGGTTTCTCGGGACGCCTCCCGTACGCTTTACTTGTGTGGCGTACTGTCGTGTTCACACAGGGCGATGTAGGCTCTATATAAGTATGTTCCAAGATAATTTGGGTACCTCAGCGGGACTAACACTGAACTCTACCTTAACCACTAAGTCCCTACTGTTGACAAGCCCCCGCTTCCACCTTAGGCTAGGAGCATGGACATAACTACTGACCGGCCCGAAGACGCCACAGAACTCCAGAGCGCCTACAAGCCTCTACAAGAGGCGATTGGCCTCCGGGGAAGGGGTAAGTACCCTGAGGGTCCCCGCAGGCCGCCTGAGCTCACACAGGAGCTTCTACAGGAAACCCTGGACTACATCCCGGAGACTGGGGAGCTAACGTGGAGGGTCAACAAGGGGCCACGTGCACGGGTAGGTATGCGGGCGGGCTCCGTCAACGGGCGAGGTTACTGTCAAGTCTTGCTATATGGTAAGCACTACCTGGTTCACAGGCTGGCATGGCTCTACGTCCATGGCAGGTGGCCCGCAGACAAGGTTGACCACATTGATGGCAACCCCTCCAACAATAAACTGTCCAACCTGCGGGAGTGTACACAGCTGGAGAACCAGCAGAACAGGGCGCCCCAAAAGCAAAAGCGAAGTGGCCTACCTCATGGGGTCACGATGAGCCACGGTAAATACGGGGCTAAGATAACTACGGACGGTAAGCCCAAGTGGCTCGGTACATTCGAAACTCAGGAGCTAGCGCACGCCGCCTACCTTGCTGCCAAGGCAGAGCTTCACACCTTCCAACCGATACCCCGAGAATGAACGCGTTAACAAATATGTTGCAGATGGCCCTTGACACCCCATCCACGGGCTGGCAATATACACCCACACCAACGAACACGGAACGCAGACATGCCAGCACCCGATACCCTGCTTACCGCTTACGCCACGGGCTTCGGCCTCATCTGCCTGGGCTATTTCGTTTGGTGCATGTGCTGTGACTACTCCATCAACTACGAGCCTTGAGATGACTAAGTGCGTCCCTATCCGTTCCGCCCGATCATTCCGCCGACACCGCGAAGCTGGTGCCCGGTTTGAGGTTAACAACCCCTGGAACTTGAGCCCTTCCGTGGACCGGTCCGAGCCGGACACCTACTGGACGCCTAACGGGGGCTGGGTCACGCCTGGAGGCTGGACAAGTCGCGGCGATACGGCATCTAGCACCACAGGCGCTTACTGGTATGCAAATAATGGACAGATGGCAGTGCGGGCGGTTTACGATGGCGCAGCCTAACCCATTCACAGTCTATCTCGTCCGACGCCCGAAGAAAACGAAATAAAACGCTTGCAACACTGCTAGACACGCATTACCATAGCAACACACCGCATCAACGAAGCCAGACGCCTGCGGGCTAAGGCGTGGATGTGGTCCTCCTGGGTCGGCGCAGGTTATCGCCGAAGGGTCAAGTATTTGGCCCGGAACCGTGGATACAGACCTCACGTACTGGATGACGGCGAGCCGAGACAGGCAAGCCCACTGCGCCAACGCGCAGCCCCTCCACATGACGAGAGCACCACGGAGACGTAATACATATGGGCGGTGTCCGAGACCGCCCGTTGTATTCAGTAGTGCCTTAGAAGTAGGGTACTACCCAATACAAACAATAGGAGATAGCATGCAGAGACCAAGCAGGCCTAGCTATGGTTAGGCGTTGGTGGGGGCCTTGGCCCAGGCCACGGGCAGTCGCAAGCAGCCAAGAGAAAGAACTTGGTTGGTACTTAATACAGGCTACCTTTTAGCCTAACCACTACATTTACGGATCGCAGCGCGGTCCCATACGGAGAAGTAATGAAGAGTACGGAAAACATTTTGCCGGGTTTCGACAACATCACGGCTAAGCAGGAAGGACAACACACGCTAGTGTTGTCTGCACCCGATCACCCGGCTAAGCCAACGGTGTCCATCTGCGTCAATGACTACGACAGCCCTCAGGAGTTTATAACCGAATGTCGCTGGTGGGCCGAGCGTCACGGTGGCGTCAAGGTGGCGCCGTGAGTACCGCCCGCGACTTCGCGCTATCACCTTATGTGTGGTACTGGGATCAACTTAGGCGCTACTGGCGGGCGAAGCGGTTAGCGCACAAACCCGGTTGGGTGGTGCTGGGCTGGGACTACGCCGAGGGCGGCGAGGGGTACCACGCGTACCATCGCGGGGTGAACTTCGGCATGGATGACCGCACCGGTCGCTTCCCTGATCGACAATCAGCACAGGAATATGCCTCTTGGCGGAACAGTCCGGAGGCGCGGATTCACGCTGAAGGTTACCATTTCTATGTGGAGCACGAATCGATGACATCTCTCTCACTCCTTGAGGATTAACCAATGGGCTTTCTATCGAACATCAAGAGCCGCATCGCTAAGACCTTCGGCGGGGGCGGATATACGGAACCTGTGACTTACAGCGCTCCCCAATACACCCGCAGCACGACCGCCAGCCGACGCGCGGCGCGCTTGCAAAATACCAAATACCTCCATGTGTCCCTGGACGGCGTGCAGGCGCAGCGCCGCGATCTGGGACTTAAGCACGATCCCGGTACTACTTACGTCAAGTAAGACTCACACACTGGAATCCGCAGTAAACTCACCAACCACGCAATCGGAGAAAACCATGGAACTTTCCCGCAACGAACGCGCCCAGAATGCCGCCTTCCGCCCGGAGCTGTACGCCTTTAACCGCGCTGAGAATAAGAACTTCCGCCACGCCACCAAGTTGTTTAACGTGATCGGCAACGAACGCGCTCTGCGCCGAGCGGTGCGCTAATGGAACGCAAGTTTAAGCCGGGGGACCGGGTACGCATTAAATCCCTGGGAATTTACTACCCGTGTGCAGAACAAGGGCTGTTCGTCACCAATACCGCGACTGTACGTGGCTACTCTGACCCAGCAGAATACCTCGAGGCACACGTTTTTGTACGGCCAGACGGGGGCCTTTTGGACTGGGGCATCCCCTGGAGTTTCGAGGAGTGTGAGTTAGAGCTGTGTGCTGTCTGCCCTGAGGATGCAGTATGAAGCGCATTACTTTCGAGCCCCAGCGCACCGCCCGCGACTGGTTTACTCCCTTGTGGCTCGCAGAGGTGCGCGTGTTGTGGCTAGGCCCAATCCGCATTGACCTGAGCCGTGGCCTGTAAATAACCAAGGATTAAAATATGAGCGTAGAGAAAAAAGAGCAGGTAACCACCACGGTAAGCTACGTGATCACCCTGAACGAGGAGGAGGCCCGAGCGCTGGGTTCGTTGCGGTACTCAGGCATGCTACACGGTAGCTCTCTATGGAAAGCTCTTAGCGGCCTGCCCGAGTCGGCAGAGGACTTCTCCATCATTCGGCCCGGTGCCTGTATCGGTGAGCCAAAATTTCGAGCTATAACGGTAGACACGGAGGTCGCTAAGACGCAGCCCAAGAGGTACAAGGTGCAGTTTAAGGCGCGTGGTTCGGATAGTTGGGGCGGCTTCCGGTGGCACGTAGAATTTATGCCCCAAGCCACACGCAACGAGGCGTACCGGGTTATGCGTAGGCGCGGTGCCCAATTTAGAGGCTGGGATCCGTCTACAAACTCCAATGTGCATGGCAGCTACCGTGTAGTGTCAGAGGACGTAAAGGACGGGCCAGAGGAGGACCGTGGATACTACCGGGTGCAATGGTGGTCGGTCACTAGCAAGCTATGGAAAGATTGCTTTCTCCTGCCGGGGTGGGGGCGGATTGCGTTTAATTACTTCAGCACCCCCGCAGCTGCACACGCGGCTATCAGCGCCTTCGGCCCCTCTGCCGTTACCTACCGAGTGAAATGGTACCCAAGCGGGAAGTAGTAGTAGTAACCCGTGCCTTTCTAACGAGAGGCTACGGTGATGCGCCCTGTAAGTCCTACCGGATACATGACCAGCCGATGCAGAACTCGCATGCTGCTGGTACTTTAGGAAGACGAAGGAGGTACCTGCGCAGGGCAGGGTGCATCACCGTGATACGGATTAGGAATTAGCATGGATAAATTGAATTACAAACAGGCCAAAGCGCTTCTTACTTATTGCCCGAGCACTGGTGAAGTGCAATGGCGGGGGGAAGGGGCGGGACGTCGCAAAGATCACAAGGTGGGAACTAAAACCAGTGGTGGCTACATCCGGGTTGAGGTGCTTGGTAAGTCCTACATGGTCCATCGATTAGCTTGGCTGCTACATTACGGGCAGTGGCCTAATGGGCTAATAGACCACGCGAACGGGATTAGGGACGATAACCGTATTGGCAATTTGCGGCAAGTCCGCCGCTGTGTCCACGCGTGGAATCGTAAAAGTTACAAGGGTAAGCTACATGGAATAGCGAGGATCGCCAATGAAGATGCACCCCGCGATAGTTAGCCTGCTACCGACTATCCCGATAGGGGGCAAGCGTAGGTACCCGCACGATTGTGGGGAAGGAAAGCCCCTTGTGGTGTTTCGCGGGGAGTTAGAGAGCTCTGCCTATTGCCATCGCTGCGGGGAAGTGGCGTATCACAGGGAGGCCCTATCAATCGCTGATAGGCTGCGGCTACAGGAGAAGGCGAGGGTAGCGGAGAATGCCGCGCGGGCCTCCTTGGCGCTCCCAGAGGCGCACGAGAGGGACCCAGGCGACTGGCCTGCCAACTTGCGTAACTGGTTCTACAAGATGGGGCTGGGGCCAGCGCATATTGCTGCCTTAGGTCTCTACTACAACCGGGACATGGATCGCGTGGTGCTTCCTATCCTTGATGACCAGCGTCAAGTGGTTTACTGGACCGCACGCCACGCCACGCGCACACCCAAGTGGATGGGCCCAGATGCACCCAAGCACGGGTTAGTGGCCAAGTACGGCGTGGGCAGGGGTTCCGCAGTGGTGCTCACTGAGGACCCGATGAGCGCTTACAAGGTAGGTCTAGTGACGGAGGCATGGTGCCTGTTCGGAACGAAGTTGAAGGACTCCGTACTACTCGCCTTGGTGAATGAACCGCGCCGCGTGGTGACTTGGTTGGACGACGACAGAGGCCGCAGCAACGGAAGCAACCCCGGACAAGAAGCTGCACTTAAGATGCGCGCAAGGCTCCGGGCCATGGGCAAGGTGGTAGACAACATCATCAGCGAGAAAGACCCGAAAGGGCACACAACCGCTTATATAAGGAGCAAATTATATGACCCCAACAGTATGGGTGGTAACTGACAGGAACGGCACATTCTGCGGCGTCTTCCGTAGTAGGGAAGCTGCCAATAAAGAAATTGAGTACAGGTATTCTGACCCGTGGTATAATGATTTTCAGCCACACGGGTACGAGGAGCAGCAGGTGCTAGACTAAATGAGCCTTGAACTTACGTTGCTACGTCTCGCCAAGGACCGTGAGACTTTCTTCCGATTAAAGCCGCACGTTCCGGACGAGGGTCTCGAGGAAACAGCTGCACTGATCATCCGCGCACTCCACGGATGGTATGGGGCGCACAAGGATGCCGATAAGCTGGATCTAGAAAATTTCCGGTTGTACGTGGAAGAAATCCGATACAAAACGCTGCCCGGCGATAAGCTAGCGCTGCTGCTGTCGTGGGTAGACCGGATGTCTGATGACGTACCCGCAGAGCTGGCCAGCGGCATGATCGAACGCTTGCTGGCAACCGAGTTCGCGGCAGATGCGCTGAAGCTTCTATCCCAATGGCATGAAGGCGCAGAGCTGGACATCGTTGCGGAGCTGGCGGCCCTAGCCGGGGGCATCACCGACAGAATGCAACGCAACACGCGCTTACCATTGGTGACAGGAACCCCCGAGGAATTGATGGAGGAGGACCTAGATGACAGCGGCCTTAAGTTCCGCCTTCGCTGCCTCTCCGACAATATGCGAGGGCTGCGCGGTGGAGACTTTGGCATCGTGGCCGCAGCACCTGACGCGGGCAAGACAACGCTGTTATGCAGTGAGTCCTCCTTTTGGTTGTCGCAGCTGGATGAGCTGTGGCCTGGACAGAATCGCACTGGGGTGTGGTTAAATAACGAGGGTCCTGGTGGGCGGATTAGAAAACGTTTTTATCAGTCCCTTCTGAATGCAACCATCCCGGAGATGGCGGCCCTCGTAGAACAAGGCCGGCTGGAAGACAGGCCACTGTTCACTGAGGCCATTACCAAGGCCATGGGGATGGGTATGGATCGTATGCTGTTCTACGACATCCATGACCACACTAGTGCCGACGTTGAGAACATCCTGAAGCAGGCTAACGCGGGCTTTGTCATCTTCGACATGCTGGATCACGTCAAATTCAACGGCGTTACCGCTAACGGGGGGGATCGCACAGACGAAGTGCTAGAGTCTATGTATAAGCAGGGACGTAACTGGTGCGTGCGTTATGACTGCATTGGCTTCGCAACGTCGCAACTATCCGTAGACGGGGTAAACAACCGGCACCCAGCGCAGCACATGCTCAAAGATTCTAAGGTGGGTAAGCAAGGTGCGTGTGACTTCATCATCACGATGGGTAAGGACAACGATCCCGCGTTTGCGAACGTGCGCTGGATAAACACCCCTAAGAACAAGCTAAGCCGCCCGGGCAAGAAGCGCGACCCCAGGGCAGAGTGCATTTTTGATCCTGACAGGGCACGTGTTTATGATCCGAGCTAGTACTACGAAACTACGCAACCTACTCGTTATCATGCTGCTGACTATGGCGGTGGCCACTGCGGAGGAAGTCCAGTGTGGGTAGGCCTGTAACAAAAGAAGTTTGGAGGCACCTATGAGCTACGTTGTGCTAGACCTTGAAACAACCACAACCACCCGGTTTAAGAGGAAGGCAACGCCATTTAACTCGCTGAACAAAGTTGTCGCTTTAGGTTGGAAGCGGCAGGGAGACACCCGCAACACGGGCGTGTACTACCCCACGGCTAAGGCAATGGACGGTACTTACTCCGGGGGCGCTAAGGACGGTTGGTTGGCCCCGCTGCTAGAGGGCACGACTTTTCTAGTAGGCCATAACGGAAAGTTTGACATTCTCCACGCCATTTGCTCTGGTCCCCTTAACCGTAAGGCATGGATTGACTACATCGACCGGGGCGGGCAGATTTGGTGCACACAGTTGGGCGAGTACCTGTTGCACGGTCAGGCGCAGGAGTACCAGATCGCCAGCCTTGACGAGGTAGCACCACGCTACGGCGGTAACCTGAAGAACGACGCAGTTAAGTCCCTGTGGGAAGCGGGTATCGACACCCCCGACATCGATGCTGACATGCTTATGGAATATCTGATCGGGTACGAGAGCCACCACAACGAGCTGCACCCAGCAGGGCAGCAGGACGACGGCGATATCGGCAACACGGAGAAGGTTTTCCTGGGGCAGGTGCAGGCCTTCAAAGCGCGCGGCGGTTTGCGTAGCGCCCTGCTCAACATGGGCGCAATGGTCTTCACCATTGAGGCGGAGTTTAACGGCATGTTCGTTAACCTGCCCTGGGCGCTGGAACATGCCAAGGTGCTAGAAGGGCAGCTTAAGGAAGCAACGCAGGAACTTAACGGGTACGTGCCGGAGGGATTGCCGTTTGAGTTCAAGTGGTCCTCTCGCTTCCACAAGTCCGCGTTGATCTTCGGTGGAACTGTGAACTACAAGGCGCGCGCCCCCATCTTGGACAGCGAAGGCCAGCAGACGTACTCGCAGAAAGAAGAAGTGCATGTGTTACTCGCGGCCCCCAACGGCTCTCCCCTGGAGGGCGGTGGAACGATGCCACTTGACGAGTGGCACACGCTCTGCATGGAGGACCCCAACAGCGCGCCCAGTGTCGTACGGTACGCAGGGGGTAAGAACAAGGGGGAAGTAAAGACCAAGCGCGTTAAGGGCCCCGACTTCAGTAAGCCCAAGTCCCGCATTGAGGACTTCAAGTACCGATTTGGTGGTTTCACCACACCGGATAAGAAGTGGGAGGGTAGTGATGCGGGTGTCTACAGCACCGCCGCTGAAGTGATCGAGGAACTAGGCAACCGCAATATCCCATTCCTGAAGGCACTCGCCCGCCGCGCCGACATACACAAGGACCTGTCCACCTACTTCATCGTCACCGATGAGGACACGGGCGAAAGCAAGGGCATGCTAACGCTAGTGGGCCCTGACGGTATTATCCACCACCAGCTGCACATGGTACGCACCATCACCGGCCGACTATCGTCTAGCGATCCCAACCTTTAATAACCTGGAGGTTGTAAAACTCCGTGAACTCAGGGGACACCCAGACCGGGCAATCCTGAGCCAACTCCACCATATCTGCCAGAGGGCACACGATGGACATCAAGCACTACTATGAGAATACAACCCTTACAATGGACCAGATTGCCCAGAGGCTCGGTACAAACCGGCTAAGGGTTCACAACTACGTCAAGCGCAATTACACGGCGGACTACCGGAGCAACCGAAAGCGCGGCTGCTACAGGCGGTCAAAGCTTGGAGACCTGAACCCGATGCAGGGAAGGTGTGCCGAGGATCATCCCCATTTCAAGGGAGTAGTTGACGACGGTAAGGGTTATTTGCTGGTACTGAAGCCCGAGTGGTATACCGGGCGCAAAGGTAGTAAGCATGTGTTCCAGCATCAAGTTGTTATGTGTGAGCATCTCGGAATAACCGCTATGCCAAAGGGGTATGTGGTTCACCACTGCGACGAGAACCCCCACAACAACAACATCGATAACCTAGTGATGATGACGATGGCAGAGCACGCAGCACTGCACTCGTGGACAGGCGCAACGACTATCTCGCAAGAGAGTACAGCCAAGTGGCTGGAAGCGCGGAGAGCCGGCACGCCGGCTATGATATAGTCTGATCTACATGGGAACATGTAGTGGGAGAGTAACGACCTCCCGATAACATATTGCAGAACGTTAGTAAGGGTAAGTATGACATTGAAACCGGAGCGTGTAAGGGAAGCCAGATTAAGCGAGCATTCGTGTCTAGGTTCTCCGGCGGAAAGATTGTGCAGTCCGACTTTAAGTCGCTAGAGATTTACGTACAGGCCGCATTGACTCAGTGTATTCAGCTGGTAGCGGACTTGATCGCAGGCCTGGATATGCACGTACTTCGTGCGGAGCAGGCATGGGGCAGGGCCGAGGGCAGGGACTACGCCTATATCCTGAAAGCAGCCCAGGACGAGAACCACCCGGAGCATGCTAAGTGGTCAGAGCTGCGTAGCAACGCTAAGGTGTTTAGCTTTCAAAGGGCTTACGGCGCAGGTGTGGCTAAGATCGCCGCGACTACCGGCATGAGCGTAGAGGACGTGGAGGCCCTTATCGAGGCGGAAGCGGAGCGTTACCCTGAGCTCATTAGCTACATCGAGGATATTACGGATTACATTAAGGAGAATCGTGTACCCACTTCCCGGTACTGCCAGCACCCGCAGATTCCGGGCATGCAATGCCAGCTGGGACGGTCGCACTACATCACCCCGGATGGGAAGATGTACAGCTACAGCGAGTCCCCATCTCCGGAGTTCGTAGCTAAGCGTCCTGCAAGCAGAGGCGGCACCCCCCAGAGTTTCAGCCCCACCGAAATTAAAAACTACGTGGTGCAGGGTACGGGCGGGGAATGGACTAAGGCAGCTATGTACTTAGCAGTACGTGCGTTTTACCGCAGGGGTAATTTCGGCGGGATGGCATTGCTGGTTAACACTGTGCACGATGCTATCTATCTGGACGCAAGCGCGGAGACTTGCCACGATGCCGCTGCGATGCTGGAGGCTGCGATGTTTGAGGCTTCCACATACATGGAGTTTTGGTTTAAGTGGAAATTGCCACTTGGTGTTCCTACGGAAACGAAGTACGGCGATTGTATGATGGACGAGCACCCGTTAGGCGGAGACTTCAAGGACAAAGTTACGGAGTACCGCAAGTTTATCCGCGAGCAATTCATCGGTAACCACACACCCACATTTGAACAGGAGTAACACAATTGGATATTTCTAAGCTTATCGCGCAGGTGCAGGAAAAGGGTCAGGACCAGACACAGGCTAAGAAGGGCTCTGACCTTCCTCCCGTTGGCACTGCCCGCCTCCGCTTGGTTGAGTACATCGAGCTAGGCAAGCAGAAGCACACCTACAAGGGAGAAGAAAAGGAGTCCCTTCGCGTGCATTGTGCTTTCGAGTTGTCCGGCAAGGATTACCCGCCAATCGACACTGACGACGGCCCGCGCCCGCGAATCATTTCGCAGACCTTCACTCTGTCGATGTCGGATAAGGCGCAGTTCTTTAAGGTGTTTAGCCGTATGCGTGCGGGCACCGGCGCTAAACATATCGTTGAGCTTACTGGCGACCGAGCTGCGTTCCTGGGCCAGATCGTCCACAACAAGAGCGGGGATAAGACTTATGCGAACATCGACTTTGACACCCTGCGCCCTGCGTACTTGGAACAGCTGGCGGAAGATGGCGAAACGGTGATTAAGACCCCGCTAAACGTCACTGCTGCGCTCACTCCGCCTCTACTATTCGTGTGGCAGTTCGCCACCCCGGAGATGTGGGATGCGCTGTACATCCCAGGTGAGTGGGAGGAGCGTAAGGACGACAAGGGCAACGTTACCGCACCGGCCCAGAGCAAGAATAAGTGGCAAGAAATTATCCGCAAGTCCCTGAACTTCAGCACCCTCCCCTGTCACGAGTACGCAGCTGGTGCAGTTACGAAGGCAGCAGCGGACGCTCTGGATAAGGCCGTGGGCGACGTTGAGACCCCGAAGGCAGCAGCGGCAGACAGCGACGACTTGATGGCGGGAATCGCGTGAGCGCCGAAGCAGTCATCATCGGTGACGGGATAGTTCTAAAGCGGCCGGTAGGCATCTCCAGGGCATGGATTATCACCGATGGCAACGAGTGCAGCATAGTGACAAGCAACAACCAGCCGCTTCACCGCTACTTCGATGAACTGTACGAACGCTTGGCGGAGGAATGATGGACATTAGCGCCTTGGTCGATAAAGTCCGAGACGCCGCCCCGGTACCGCAATTCGATTCTGTTGCCCCCCTTAGCTGGCTTACCGCGCACGTAGACGGTGATTACATTGCCTACTACGCAGCAGGGAACGCAGAAACATCGCCGGGACTTGCTCGGCAGAGTGTCCTGCACCGCGTAGACAAAGTGAAGCGTCTAACAGGCGCTTCCTCTGTCACCATGCATCTGACAGCTGATCACTCTACAAAGGGTGATCGCTTTCTTGCAGCTAAGACAAAGAAATACCAGGGGCAGAGAGGGGGCACCAAGCCGGTGAACTGGCGGTTCCTTCGGGACTACATGGAGGCCCATGACGGTAGCAAGTTCACGCCTAAGTTGTGGACCAACCGGGAGGCAGATGACGGCATTGCCTACCTTACGCACACGCTAGCAGAGCAACGCGGACAACTGCACGTGATCCACACAGCGGACAAGGACATGCGCATGTTTGCGGGTGTGCACCTCAACTGGAAGACGTGGCACAAAACAGTGGTCCCCTTGGGTGCCTATGACGTGCTCGGGCAGGACGGCTTGCAGTACGGACACCGCTGGTTCTGGATGCAGATGCTAAAAGGAGACACCGCCGACAACATCCCTGGATTGCCCCGCGTAGGCGACGTGGCAGCCGACAACATCCTCAGGGGCACTACCTGCAACGGGGAGGCCTCGGAGGCTGTCTGCAAAGCGTACAGAGCCAAGATGGGAGACGGCTGGGAATCCTACTTAGTAGAACAAGCGGTGCTGCTTTGGATGCGCGTAGATCGGGCGGCAAACACGCTGGACTTCTTACGCCTGGGCTGCTTCCCACTCAATGTGCAGGAGGCCGCATGGCACGCAGCGGATCGCATCACACAGGAGTTACGGCATTTGGAAGACTTGAAACGATGACCCGCCTTACACAAGCCAGCCTGAAGACTTGGCGGGCAGGGCAGCAGACGAAGCAGGCGGGCCGCTGTGCCCTCTGCGGGCTTCCCCTGGGCTCATCCCCACCCCACGATCCCGTAGGCGACCACGACCATCGCACAGGGGCAATGCGTGGCGTACTTCATCGGGGATGCAACAGTCTGCTGGGTTGCGTGGAAAATAACGCACCTCGCTATGGTGTGAGAGACATAGGTGTGTTCGCTAACGGTGTTGCGCAGTACCTGCGCGCACACATTGTAAATACTACGGGCTTGTTGCATCCGAGTTTCCGGACGCCTGACGAGAAACGATTACGCCGTAACGCTAAGGCTCGCAAGAAACGCGCCGCAAACAAAGGGTTAACAGATGCCGAGTAAGAAAACGCCAGTAACGGCGGACGCCACGCAGTTCATTAAGTACGCACCGAAGACTGGGCCTAAAATCCTCCACATCGACATCGAAACTAGTCAGATGATTGTGTGGGCTTGGGGCCTCCATAAGCAGTTCGTGGGACACGAAGACATCATCCAAGATTGGAATGTGTTGTCATTCTGTGCTAAGTGGCAGGGTGTGCCTACGGTCATCTACGACGACTTACGGGAACAGCAGAACCCCACGAAGGACCGCCGATTGTGCGTGGCCCTAGCCAAGTTGCTAACTGAAGCAGATGTGGTGGTGGCTCACAACGGTAAGAAGTTCGATCTGAAGAAGATTCGTTCCCGCATGGCGCACAACAAGCTGAAGCCCATCCCGGATACACGAATTGTCGATACTCTGCTGGAGTCCCGTAAGGTATTCGGGCACACCTCGCACAAGCTAGCGTACCTGACTACCCACTTCGGTGAAGACGGGCTGCGCAAGTTAGATCACGGGAAGTTCGCAGGTAAGGCCCTGTGGCGGGAGTGCCAGACAGGCAACCTAGCGGCGTGGGACGAGATGCGCAAATACAACATTGTGGACGTGCTGGCGATGGAGTCCATGTATAAGGAGCTGCGCGGCTGGTACCAAGGAGCCTCCTCCCTGGCTGTCTACGTTGAGCCCCACGACGGGGAAACCTGCCCGAACTGCGGTGGCACACACATGGTTAGGAAGGGTCTACGACACACCCAAGTTTCCGTGTATGCCCGGTACCGTTGCAATGACTGCGGCGGCTGGAGTCGGGGGCGCGAACAAGTGCTCAGCCGCGCGGAACGGGCACATGTGACACTCAATTAACGGATTCACAATTTAGTACTTGGGCGGTGTTGCACTTGGACCTAATTCTAGGTATCTTGTGGACACCGCCCATTTCGGCGGTAACGACTAAGGAAGAATCAGCATGAACAACACGTTAAAAGTGGGGGATCTTGTTAAGGTAATCAGAGTAACCCAGATGGATATTTTTATGGGTGTCCAGCTTGGCGGGATTTATAGAGTCTCGCGCGCGGCCCAGGACGCGGCCACCTACATTGAAACGGCTCGTGAACCGGAGGTGTATGTGACATCGTCTCAGTACGTGCCCGTCCGCCAAAGCACCCAGGTGTTCGATGGCTTCCAGGTTGGGGATACCGTAGAACGCACATCCGACGTGCACGAGTCCGGCATGACGCCGGGTATGACCGATGTGATTACCGAGGTGCTTGCCGATGACGATGTGCCTGGTACGGGGCAGTTCATTGGTGCGGTTAAGGTGGTATTCCTCCGGCACTTCCCCGGCTGCGCACCACACGACATCACTTAAAGTGATAGCCCGCGCCGATCCCGCGACGGTGCCCAAGCTCAACGACGGTGCCCGCCTGCCTAGCAGCTTGCCGAACGATAGCGCAACCCGTAAAGAATACCCCCTCGCAGAGGTGCTGTTTGGTCAGTTTCCAGCGGCGTGTGTTGCAGTAGCGCACCACAGCTACAAGGGTAACCAGAAGCACAACCCCGGTAAGCCCCTGCAAGACAATCGCAGCCTGTCCAACGACGACGCAAGCTGCATCATGCGCCACCTTATGGAAGGTGACTACGAGGGCGTTGCGTGGCGTGCTCTGCGCCTGCTGCAAAAGAAGTTAGAATCGGAGGGTGCGCCGGTTGCCCCCCTCGCAACTTTCAAGTAAGCTACAACAACAGGCTAAGGCCACTGGAGATTACGATGTCTGCTTTTAAAATCGGTGCCACTGTTCGGATCAAGAATACTTGCTCCCTTGACAATGAAGCGGGTGCCCGAGATGGCATGACTGGCACGGTAGTTGGGGAATACAGCATGTGCGGCGAGAAGCACGGGTGGTTTGTGAAGTTGCCAGGGGTGAACACTAGCTATACCCTTAATGAGGGTGGCAACCTAGTGTTTTGGGACGACCAGCTAGAGCTGGTGCAGCGAGAAGAAACCAAAGCGCGCCTCAAGGTTGGTGACAAGGTGCGGCGTATTAACCTCAACTGGCCCGGAATGAGTGTGGGGGAGGTGGGTGTGGTTAGCGAAAGGGGCACGTGGACAGCTAGGGTAGTTGGTGTAGGTGGTCTAATGGCTATAAACAATCTAGAGCTGGTCGAATCGGCCCCCGCTGATAAAGAAGCCGATTTGCGTGCAGCATACGTGCAGGCGGTCAAGGACCATGAGGAGGCTGTGGTTACTCTCGATAAGCTGCGTACCGAAGTATGGCAAACGGAGGACAAGGCAGCACAGCTGGACGCACGTAAGCGGAAGGCACACAGTGAGTTCACTGCCTATATCCTCCAGAAGGAATTACCGCAGGCCGAACAGCCATGACGTCTTACCTCGGTTATGACGCTGACCACCTGTCGGGAGGTTGCGGGAGCTGGTACTACTAGGCGTTCGCAACGACGTACTTACACCGGACTAAGGAGACGAGATGCAGACCCAGCGGGAACTAGAATTAGAGGCTTACGGCTACGGCAAGGACCGCGCAGCGCAGCGAATTGACCGGCGCGAGGGCCGTGGACAGGCGGATGAAAACCCGTACGCCCAGGCCGTGTACCGGCGTTTCGTACTCCCGCTGGCGGAAGTTATCAAGGCCGATCAGAATGCAGTTAAGATTCGGGGGCCCAAGCCTGCACACCGACACTTAATTGCAGCGGTAGACCCGGAACCCGCCGCCTTCGTGGCGGTTCGGGCGGCGCTGGTGCAGCTCATGGGCGCAAAGGCCGACAGGGCCCGAGTGCTCATTACGGAGGTAGGCAAGGCGGTTTATCATGAACTGCTGCTTACCAACTTTGAATCGCTGGAACCTAAGCTTTTTCACCAGCTCACGTTAGGTTTTGCGCGGCGCCTGGACATGAACGAAAGGTACCGGCTAAACGCGTACCGGGAGGAGGCGGAGAGCAAGGGGCTAGCGCTTCCCGAGTGGGAGGGCTTGGACATTGAGCGAGTAGGTGCGTGGGTGGTTAGCGAGCTGGCTACCCTGGGAATGCTGACCATTCAGACGCAATCACTAGCTAAGAAGCAGAGGGTATTGGTGTCCGCGCTGACCGAAGAAACCAGCACACTAATATCTGGCATACGTGAGATGGTGGTGGAGAATTCCCCGTATTTCCTACCGTGCGTAGAGCCCCCCATTCCATGGACCAAGCACGACGAGGGCGGGTGGCACACGGACGAGATGCGCCGGCTAATGCCCTACGCAATTAAGACCCACGCGGGTGTGCGCCATCTGCTGGACCTCGCAGACCTGACCAAGGAACTCGCATGCTTGAACGCCCTACAGGAAACGAAGTGGCGAATTAACCGCCCGATACTTGAGGCACTGCGGTTGATGGGAGGAAAGATCGATTTGGGCGAGGTGCTGGCCCAGGGCGAGGAGCCGCGACCAGAGAGGCCGGAATGGCTCGGTGAGCGCATGAAAGTGGAAGCCATGGATGTTGACCAGGCCAAGGAATTCCGCGCATGGAAAAGGCTTACAGCGAAGTGGCACAGAAAGAAAAAAGAGCGTGCGGTTAAGTGGGGTAGGTACCGCCATGCTATGCAGGTGGCTACCAAGTTCGTAGAGTACGACGCTTTGCACTTCGTATATTTCTGCGACTTCCGAGGGCGCAAGTACGCGATGACCACGGGTGTATCGCCGCAGGGCAGTGACCTACAAAAGGCGCTACTGCACTTTGCAGAGGGCAAACCGCTACACACCCAGGGGGCGAAGGATTGGTTTCGTATCACGGGTGCTAATCGATACGGCTACGATAAGGTAGACCTACAGGGCCGTATCGACTGGGTGCGGGAGCACCACGAGGATATCCTAGCGGCGGCGGGGGACCCGGTGGCTAACGGCTGGTGGCTGAAAGGCAGCAAGCCCCTACAGTTTCTAGCGTGGTGCTTTGAGTATGCAGAATGGCAAGTGTTCGGGGATAGCTTCTTGTCCCACCTGAGCGCGGGCATGGACGGTAGCTGCAACGGCCTGCAAAACTTCTCGGCGATGCTGCGGGACGAGGTAGGCGGTAAGGCAACCAACCTAGTGCCTATGCCGAAGCCGCAGGACATCTATGGCCGGGTGGGAGAGGTGACTACCACACTGCTACTAGAGGTTCCGCCGGACCCCTTGGCGTTCCATAACCGGTGGCTGGCGCATGGTGTAAACCGAAGCTTAGTGAAGCGTTCAGTGATGACGCTACCCTATGGAAGTACCCGCTTCAGCTGCGCCGAGTTCATCATGCAGGACTACCTGCGGGAGGGGCTTATCCCTGAGTTTGACGAGTTAGAGCACGCAAAGGCTGCGCAGTACCTAAGTAAGTTCGTATGGAAGGCGATTGGCGACGTGGTGGTAAAGGCGCGGGGGGCTATGGAGTGGTTGCAGGTGTCGGCGTCGGAGCTGATTGACGCCGGGGAGTCCCGCATCTGCTGGGTGACCCCTACGGGGTTCCCTGTCGTGCAAGTGTATTGGGAAGAGAACGTGCACAACATTCGAACGAAGCTATGCGGGAGGGCTAGACTGTTTGTCCGCACCGAGGCGGATACACCAGACAAGCGCCGACACCGGAACGGGATTAGCCCTAATTTCGTGCATAGCCTGGACGCCTCCCATCTCACGTCCGTAACTAACGCCTGCACCGCGTTGGGCATACGGGACTTGCACATGGTGCATGACGACTTCGGGTGCCACTGCGCAGACGCTCCGGCCCTATACACGGTTATCCGGGAGGAGTTCGTAAAGATGTACGAGGAGCACCACCCCCTGGCCGAGTTCCAGCATAGGTACCCGCAGTGCACCGGGCCGCTGCCGTCCCAAGGCACGCTAGACATCCGCGAGGTTCTGGCGTCCCCATTTTTCTTCTCGTAAGTGCTTGACAAGCACAACGCCCCCAGCATATGCTGGGGGCACATTCGCACAACTAAAGGTGTAACATGTCTGATTATTTGGGTATGGTCTTTGCTGCGTGTGTCCTGGTTACTTCTATTACGGTAGCCCTTGCGATGCTTATTAGTACGGGAAGCCAAGGGATGCACTACAAGCTGGTAGACGAGTACTGCGGTGAAGATTCAGCCGTGACATACGACGTGGTGGGTAGCCCCGTTGGTAAACGCCTTATGCTCACCTGTGAGATGCCTGAGGTGGCACCGTGAGCGCATCGCGCCGTTTCCGAGATTCCAGCGACGATTGTCGTTGCCAATGGACGATCATTCTGCGCGACGATAGCGAAGCGCGTTGCGGTCGCAGGCACGTCGATGGTGTGCTATGCACGCAGCACGCGAAAATTCTAGCGGTGTTGAAGTTCGATTGCTGTGGCGGGAACGACGAATTTCCGCCAGCGCACTGTGCTGATTGCAGCGGGCAGGCCGACCAGCAGGCCAAGCCGGAGGCGCAGCCATGAACCCGATGCCGATGCCCCCAGATTCCGCGTTCGCTACGCACGCGCTGACGGCCTAGCGCTGAAGGGCCCTTTTCAAAGTTCTGGCGCAAGTAGTTGTAGGACACGCTTGACAAGCAAAACGCCTTGGCTTACGCTGAGGCCACATTCGCACAACTGGAGTTTGCTATGACAGAGCTTAAAGTTACGCCCCGCAAGCCGGTGGAATTTGACCGCTTCCGTGAAACCTCGCGCCGCCGAAGCGCGGTTGAACTGCTTTTGTCGATGGGCTACGTGTGGGCGACGGATCACTGGGAAGCGCGTAAGCAGACCGATGCGGCGGGTGATGGGGATGCCGCAGATTTGTTCGGGATGGCCCAGCTTGCGCCGGGGGAAGGCATTGAAGATGCTGTTCGGCGAATAGATGCGTACCTCGCCGCCCGCCAGCCTGTGGGTGCGGAGCCGGCCGGCTGGTTACATACTTACAAGAAAACGGGAGAATCATCACTTGCAACATATCCGGTCGATATGAATCTTGCTTTCAACAGAGAGCGCTGGGAGTGTGTCGCGCTCTACGCCGCGCCTGCTGCTGTGCAGATGAATCGTGAGTGTGGCAATTGCCACGAGGGCAAATCGGATATGGACCACGATTGTCGCGAGTGCGGCGGAACGGGGAGGCTACCTTCAACGCCCGCTGCTGCGAAGGATGGGGGTGCGTAATGGTTAACTCCGACGACTACAAAGTGCAATTAAACCTTGAGTCCGCGGGTGGAAAGTTCTATAGTGTGTCCGGTAGGATCACAGCGGTACTTAGTGCAGAGGAGCTGCGCGCCAGTTTGTATCGCGCAGCAGACGAGCTTGTCAGGCAGATACGGGAGTCTAAGAGATGAAGAAATTGTTTGTTGGGTGCCGGGTGCGCATTTTGTGGTCTAGGGCGTGGCCCGAGCTAAACGGGACGGAGGGACGTATAATCGACACTGCGGAGGAAGTCCACACTTGCGGGATCAGGGGCGAGTGGGTAGTACACCCGGATGCTTGGCCCACTGAGTACGCCCCTAATGAGGAGGGTTGGACAGCCTTCGGACCGGCTAGTGACCAGCTAGAGCCGATCCAACCCGAAGGCGCGAAGCCGTGCGGCATGTGTTTCGAGAGAGTAATGCGGGGCTTAACCCAACAAGCTAACGAGGTGGCCCCAACAAGCTAACGAGGTGGCAGCGTGAAGATTCGATGCAAGCTTGAGTTTGTATTTGATAGCGGCGAGCAATCCCTGGAAGAATGCAGGGAGTACCTAGACGGGTGCACAGCTGAGGTACTGGAGTGGATGCCGGACGATACCGGGTTTGTTTTGGAGTCAGCCGAGGAAGCCCCATGAGGTGGGGTCTATACGGTCTGGGAGCCTTCCTACTGGCGATGTCCCTCATGCCAGGTGTGGCGGGGGCGGTAGGGGCCGCGGGCTTCGTGCTGGTGATCCTGGGAGCTTTCGGGCATAAGGGGATAGACCCGTGACCGCCCTATTCTGGTGCCTGCTGCTGGTCAATGTAGTGTCACAGGCGTGGTTCTGGCGCGGCCAGCAATCTGGATGGGCGCTCTTAGTCGCCTTCGTAAGCTGGGTGTCGGCTCTAGTTGTATGGGTGGTGGCATAAACATCCTACATCTGTGTTTCGCTTTCGCCTAACCGCCTCAGGGGCTGCGGAAGCAAAAAAAGGGCCAGCCCGGGATAACCGAGTTGGCCCTACGTTTACTTGCGTTCCTGTATTACACCCTTCAGCGAGATTCCTCGCACCAGTTTAGCAGCCAGCCACACGAGGGCATGAGCTGCTGCAATGCGCACGCGCGCAAATCTGGTAGCACCCACCATTAGCCTAAGCTGCATGCTAGTCGTCACTCCCGTACTTCACTTGGCAGGCCCAGCCCTTGGACTTGCAGTAGTCGTCGTACCAAGCCCGGATAGCCGCTTTATCAGCGTTGCACGCCTTTACGTCGTACTCTCGGGCAACCGCAAGCCGCGTTAACTCCGCCTGGGTAGCCTTACCCGCAGGCAGGTACGTCACCTCGCAGTCTTTAAGGTACTGCGCGGGTGGCGCCTGAACTGTGACGCAACTGGTCAGCAACATCGTCGGGCAGCTCAGTGCTAGCCCAATTGCGGTTAGCTTCAATCGCCGTGTTAACCTTTCCATTCTTAATGTCCCTCTGCTGGTAGGAGATTTGCATAGCCTGTGCGTGCACGGTTGCAGCGCCCAGGTCTGCAGTGGTTACGTGCACTTTCTCTTTCTCGATCGCTGCTGTCTTGCGTGCAATCCAAACCTGCGCCGACAGCACGACGACTGTCACTAGCAAGATAACGCCAATGGACAATTCAAGCTTACGGAGAATTGACATAAGCACCTCCCTTAAGGCAGGTTGCACGTTCTTCATAACGACGGGTAGCGAGGCCTTCCATCTTGATTTTGTTGGCGTAGACCCATCTAGGGAACTGGTCACAGGCTTCTTTCCTTTTGCCTTGGTTGAGGAGACGCAGCATCGTACTGGACCGCCAGTTGCCGCCGCCCACGTTAAATACGAAAGACGTATAGGCGTCTAGCTCTCCCTGCTGGATTCGTACTCGGGCAGTTGATAGAACGACGCCCTGCGCTTTGCGCAAATCCTGTGCTAGCCACTTGTCGCACTGCGCTTGCTTAACTACCATCCCCGGTTTCACCTCGGGCCCCGTGTGTCCATAACATACCGTGTAGGGCGCCCCGCCCGTAGCCGGGTCAGGATAGGTGGCGTAGCGCAAGCCCTCATGGTTGGACACCGCCACAACGCCTGCTGCGGACAATAGCAAGCCGCCCGCTGCAATGATGCCCTTAGCCCATAGGCTCTTACTGTCGTCGTTTCTTGCGGCCATTAGGTGCTCTCCTCTCGTTGGATTCCTTTAGGTTCTGCATGAACTCCTGAACGCGGAGCACCAGAGTTACCACCGCGACCAGGATGGCTAGCGTGGTAATCACCGCCCCACCGTAGGTGGACACGAAGTTCATATAGACCGAACCTAAGCCCAAACCTCCGACTACGGTCACGTCACTTACTTTTGTTGACATAGCACGGGTACCCCTTGCACCCTTAACGTATTCATTAAATTGTGTTTGACATCGCTAAGGGATGCCGCTATTGTTTGTCTACACCAACCGAGACGCAGCCATGAATGACAAGCCTAAGTTTTTCCGCAACCCTCTAGGTGCCCTGCCTATTAAGATTGAAGATGCCGCGTGGCCTGCCTGGGATTCGTATATCTCCGGCTATGCCGCCCTGGATATGCTAGCCGTGGGGCAGGAGACTGAAGATGACCATGGCTGCCGCTGGGAGCGTGTGCAATGATTATTGACAAGGCAGCTATCGCCATCCTCGCCTTCACTACTCTCTTCTGGGGCGGGGTTGTAGCTTATGCCTCCTACAGTTCTAATATTGAGCCTCCCTCTGCCGAAGAGATGCAGGAAGCCTCAGTTAAGGCTGCACGGCAAGCCTATGCAGACAGCCTGAAGGAGGCCGACCGCTACAACCGGGCCTACTCCAGCTGCATGCAGGAGCGCCCCGGTAGCGAGGACCGGGCTGACTGCTTGTGGGATGCCCAGCAGGACTACCCGCAAGGCTACCGGCTGCACTTGCAGCAGGAGATTCTGGAACGCACGGGCTACAATGTTGATCTTGGTATCCCGAACCCCTATTGACAGGGCGGGAAAGCCTGCTAGACTACCCACACACCAACAGGAGATACACCATGCTTACCGCCACCGCCCTGCTTCTTATCGGCACCTTCACCAGCCAGCCGGGCGAGAGCATGGACCAATTCGTTACGCGAGTTGCGCCGGAGGCCATGGCATACACTGCCCAGAACAACGCCGAGGTATGTGGTGCCATCGGTGATGACGCGGGTGTGCTTACTCTGGTGCTCACTACAGACAGCAGTAGCATGGAATGCAAAGTATCGAAGGTGCGTGGTAAGTTCACCGGCCTTATTTTTCACACCCATACCCACAAAGGAAACGAGGGCTGGGCTAACGCCGACCTCGCACATCCCGGATATCTCGCCACACCCAAAAAGCTGCTTTGGCAGAACCAAAACAAGATGCGCAAGCTGGTAGACTACTAATAGTTAGTTACGTCAATGAGTAGAACCTGCCCGAGCCCTGCGCCGCCGCCCTGGGGGGCGGGTACGGTGTTGGCGGTTATTTGTGCACCCCTGTAGTACTTAACGGGTGCCACCGAGAAGCCGTCAGCGTGTACATACGCGCCCTGCGCGTTGCTATTTACCACGAAGGTGGCATTGCCCTGGGGATTAGCCGAGCCTAACTGTGAAAAGCTGAGGCCCCCCGCCGGGGATGCAATACAGGTAGCGTACGTCCGCGCAGAGTAGCCACGGTAGCTAGCTGAATCCCCTGCGAAACCCGTTCCAACGACAGCCGTGACTTTAAGCCACTTCATCCCTGCGTCAAACACGAGCACCCCCGTGGGGGAGTATACTCGTAGTCCTGCGGAAGTGGCCGAAACAAGTTGGGGCCAGTCAAACACGTAGTAAGTTAGGGACTTATTAACTTCTTCTACGTTCGCGGACAGTCTGAAATTTCCGTCCGGGCTGAATGCCCGCGTGACAGCGAAATCGGAGGACCACGCAATTACGGGCATGCCAGAAGTGCGCGGCACGTCTGCAAAACAAATGCCTGCGTCTCTATTAGTGAGGGCCAATGTCCCCTTGGACAGCAGTGCCATGTTTCGGTACTGCCCGTCTATCTGTGTGAAGCCTGAGCTTGTCCAACACCGGAATCCGGACATCACCACACCCCATAAGTTATTAAGCTAGGTACTCCCTCAGACCAGCTCATTGTAGTGCCCGAAAAGGTCACTACGGGACGCCACCTAGTGACTACCACACCGTTGACAAGAGCGTATCCCTCCTGCTGGCCGGGTTGCAAAATTAGGTGGAAGAAGGGAGTTCCGGTTCCTAGACCCGCGTCAACGATCTGTCCTGCTGCACCCCCCGTGCTGACTTGGCCGACAAACCGCCCCATCCTGTCCGTCACGTCGAGTATCAAACGGCCCTGCCCATCCCAACACCTCAATCCAGCAGCCATTACAGCGCCTCTCCAATAGCCTGATCCGTGGCAAGGTCAATCAGGGCCAGCAGGGCGGGACTCAACAGCTCCCCGACCCCTGCCACCATAGTGCCTAGCTGCGCACCCCGGTCCTCAACAGTGAACGTTACAGAGCCCCCACCGTTGATGGGGTCCCGCACGATTGCCACGTAGGGTGCGATGGGATCAGCATCCGGGTCCGGGACGACTGCACTTGCATCGTACGCCGCCCGTGTTGCCGACTTCAACCCCGCCATGATGGTCATACCGGGAGTCCCCTCGTAATCTCTACCCACCACGGCGCTGATAGGCACTGTCAGCACCTTATCGAAGTAGCGCTCCACAATGAATGTGCTGCCGTCTGGCATGCTCTTGGTAGAGAGACGCTCCAGATGGAAGCTCACCTCGCCATCATTTGTTTCCACATTCCAGTTAATCTCTGTGCGAGGGGACACGATGCAAGTCCGTGTCCCAAACGCAGTGCTTTCATTTAGTAGCATAGTTCTCCTATCAGAAGACGCCGAATTGTGCTCGTAGCACACCGTTAGCGTCGTAAGCCCGTAAATTACCCTCCGACATCTCCATGCGCTGGCCCCCTGCCGGGGCGAGGAAACGGACCTTGTCGAAGACAAAGTCGATCGTACCGATGGTCCCGTTGTTTACTGATCTAATACCAGTGATTAATCCCCCAGCCGTGAGGTTAAGATTCCACGAGGCGTAGTAGCTGCTTACTCCGTTCTCTGCGGTTGTTACCCTAGCTTCAAGCGCGCTTGTTGCGGACGCCTGATCTACCACGGATGTGTCATCTGTCCATAAGGTAGCAACTAAGCCCGTTTCAACTTTTAGTTTCCTGTAGTAAGTTGGCCCGGGGGTCCCCTCTACAATTAGCCGCGCGAGTAGGCGGGTAGTTCCTGTGGGCGCATTAACACTAATTTGAAACCTTTTCCACACCAGCAAGCTACCGGAATCCGCCGTTACTGAAACAGAGCCAATCAGACCGGAAGCGTTGTAGGCCGCAATTTCCATACGCGCCACCCCGTTTCCGTTAGTCTTAAGAATATCCCCGGATAGCGTGTATACACCGGGGTTTACACTGTCTATAAACTGTTCGCTAGCAAGTCCCCCGGAGGTATTGGGCATTACTAAGTAGGGACCATTAAGGGCGTTATTATAGAGTACCGCACCCGCAGCCAAAGTCCAGTTGGCCGAGCCCCTAGCGAAGGTGGGGTTCTTCAACATGTTGGTGTTGTAGCTGGTCCTCGCCGTCACATTTGTAATAGCTGTGGCTTGGGACGTTATCGTGTTCTCCGCATTAGTCACCCTAGTGGTTAGAGCGTTTAAGGCGGAGGCATCAGCCTTGCCAGTGAGTGCACTGTTAATGCTGGTAATCTGCTGTGCTATCGCCGTAAGCTTATTTTCTGCCTCGCCGACACGGGTGTAGATTGCGTCTACGGCAGTAGTTGATGCCTTCCCTGGGAGTGCGGAATTGATACTGGTGATTGAGTTAGCCTGGGCAGTATTAACGTTCTCCGCGTTAGTAACTCGCGTGGTCAGCGCGGTAACAGCAGACGCGTCCGCCTTTCCCGTCAGTGTGGACTTAACACCCGCAACATCGTTGGCGATAACATCTAGTTCCCCATTAAGTGCGGTAACCTCCGTTTGCACTTGCTGCGTTTGCAAAGCCAACGCACCCACCGCCTCTGCCAGCGAGGCGTACTGCCCCACGCTAGACCAGTAGGCCGTATTGGTCAGGGCAGTACCTGCGGGTACGTCCTGCTTAGCGACGTACAACATCCCACCCGACTTTACAAACTGCCCGGTAGTATAGGCCTGCGTGGAGGACCACTCCTGTGCGTCCACCAGCGCTTGCAGACCGGCAAGGCTTTCCGCCTGCTCCGCCAAGTCCGCCGCTTGCTTCTGCAACTCCATCACCAATTCTTGGTCGCGGGCAAAACTATCTAGAATTTCCTGCCTGATCATCTGCGTGGTCTGATCAAGCGCGCCTCGCATCTCTTCTTCAATTTCGCCTAGATTCTTACCTAGGGTCCTCGTGATGACGATAGCCCGGTCAGAGAGCATTGCACTCGTATTAACTGCACGCAACGCGAACGTGTACGTGCCCGAGGCCGGCGTCGCAGACTCAAACGCAGCCGGATGGTAGCCACTGTCCCCAATCGGCGTCATTGCTTGCCAATCTGGATTCGGGTGCGTACCCTCTAAGTATCTAATCTCCACGCCCGCGTAATCGGCGGATTGGATAGTGTCGCTAAAGAACCCCCATGTATACTTCCGCAGCCCACCAGCAATCTCCACGACATCGAAGAAGTCATTGAGCACCGGGGGAACTTCGGCCCCCACCGTTGCATAGATAACGGATGTCGGGATACCAGCTACCCCGTCCTCTGTGTAAGGCCGCACAACGATGGTGTACACACCAGCACTCGGGATACGCCACGTCGCTGTTCGGGTATCCGTAGTAGCTACCCACACTAGTTCTGCTGCGGGATTGCTCATTAAGACACGGGCAGTTGCATATGGCCCTGTGACCTCAAAGCTAGCCGTCAGCTCGGTAAAGATAGTATCGCCCTGAACAACTTGATTTTCGCTGATCTTCAGGCCACTTGCAATGGGCCGTGTGGACAGGCTAGAGCCTCCGGGGGCCGGTACGTAAACGCCCGTCTTAACGTAATCCCAAAACTCTTGACTTTCCGGGACCACGGATACTTGCGCACCCTGTAGATCGTTGTCGGGCTCAACGGAGACGACGCGCACAGTGTAACCGGGGGACTGCTTGAAGTCATAACAGAATTTAGTATCCCAAGGTGGGTTGTTCTCCCCCACTCCCGGAAATACCGCGTCGCCGGGCCAGTTACCTACAAGCCGGACCACCGTTGTGGGCTCGGTGAAGGGCCGCACTTGGAAAACCCGGTACGTCAGCTCCCCCGGAATGCGCAGACCCACATACGCGTTCCCTGCAGCAGGCGGCGGGACTTCTGTATCGAGCTGTAACGTGACCACGCCGTTTAAGGTTGTGGCACTCAGAATGCTACCGCTGAACCCCCACTGTGTTAGGTCGTGGGAGAGGGACAGCAAAGATAGCCTGCGGTAAGACAGGTGCTCTAGGTCCGTGGCGAAGGAAATATCCTTGTACTGATACAGAGACTGCCCGAGATGGTACCGGGCAAGCTCCGCTGCCCGCGCGGCATCCGTCACACCCTCTGCGGTAATCTGGGCGGGGTTGAGCATAGTTGTTACACCGGGTGCAGCAACACGCAGCGTGGTGGTATCCCATATCTCTCTATCAAAGTAAGACAGCTCGATGCCGTCAGCCGTGTTAGACAGAGTGTAATCCACTTGGAACTGCGCATCTTTAATCGTCGCCATATTAACGACTGCCGAGACCGGCTGCTCGGAACCTGCCCAGGCTACAGAGATGCGGCCCGAGGAATTCGTGTACTGCCCGAACCCCGCCATAGCAAGGGCGCTTAGTACCTCGTCGTGGTTGCGTGGCTCCTTAAGGTAGTAATCGTAGGTGTAGGAGTTGGCCTGACAATGCAGCATGAAGGCTTGGAATGCTGGGATGTCGATAAGCATATCGGACAGCCCCATCCCACCAATTAGCTTGCCGTCCTCGTCGTAGTATCCACGGATATAAGCCAACATCTGCGCACCGGGGTTACTCAGCCCGGTCTCCCGAGTGCGAGCAAGACTCCAACTGGAGCCGTCCCACATCTGCACACCACGCGCCCAAGCCTCCATGCGCAACTCGTCCACGCTGCCCGAGAATTGGCCCGTTGCCCGGAGGCGGATGCCGATCCGAGCTATGCCCTTGTACGTAGCTGTATCTGCCTGGACAGATGCCATGGAAGACCAGTTGAATTGTACAACCGCACCAGCGCCCTCAACCTCTGCGAGACCAAGCCGGCGTACAACAACCTCGTACTGACCCTCCGGGACATCCCCCGCAATAGACATGCGGTGCGTACGCATATCGCGGTTGGTAACAGTTTTAGTGCCTAGAGTCTGGTAGCTACCCCCGCCCACTGGCCTGTACGTAACACTTACACCCTCCCGGTTATCCTTTTCCTTGCCCTTAGATGTCTTATCGAACAGGGTGTATTCAATATCCACCTGGATGCGGACAGTGTTCGGAGAGGTAACGCGGGTCTGAGGCGTGAGGTTTTTATCCTCGTCCTGCAAAGCGCCGCCCGCCTGCGAGTCCACATTACTAAAGAGCGGGATTTTATCCTGCGGCATGCCGGGCATGCCCGAGTACCAGATTTTAGTATCTGGGTAGTTGGATACGGGATTGTCGCCATTCAAAATCGGACCGACACGGTCGATATTAATGCCGGGGGTGAGAGTGATAGCCAGGTATTGGTCGTCCCCCTCAAAGTTTGTGTAGGGCTGACTAGCTAAGTCCGGCGTAATTTGGAGAGAGCCGAAAAGAATACCGAGCGGGGCATAAGGTCGAGCCTGATTGCGTGCCCCCGCCAAGGAGTAAACGCCACCTGTGTCCGTGTTGCCCGCCTTAACCGGCTTAGGTCCTAGGACCTTGTTAATAACGATAGCACCTGCAACGTAAACGGCTGCAGCTGTGGCGTAGCCGCCTGCACTTGCTGCGATAGCCCCGCCGTAAGCGCCGACGCCGAAAGTGAAGTAGGTTAACACAAGCATGGCGATGATAGCCCAAGTGCTTTTGTTCCCCACCGCGCTACGGACCTCAATCAAGTTACCGTCTTTCGGAAAGGTCTTATGCCACATCTCAACCGGGACTTGACGACCCGCAATAGACACCGCCCATGCGCCCGTAAGAGCCTCTGGGGCGTTATGCGCTAGAAAAGCGTACAGGGATTGGCCCGGAAGCAATTCCCCCGCCCTGTGGTCCTGTTGTTCCAGAGTAACGGGATGGGGAGTAACTACTAAGTTTGAAACCATGTGTAATAGCCCTCTATGTCTACACTGGAATCCGGGAGTTCTCGCACTCGTTGAGCAACACTAAAGCCGTTGTCCTCACTGCAATGCAAAACCCACGGCTCGTAATCTCGGAAAAAGTAAACGCCTACATGCGTTGCGCGGGTCTTACCGCACTGCTTCATAAGGACTAAATCACCGTCCCTAGGAGAGTCGGTGGGCGCTGCATACTGCATTGATAGGTCTTTTATATGTCGCTGCCCGCCCTCGTGGATACGTGGACGAGCACTAGGAAGGTTAATGTGCCTCCCGAATAATTCGCGCTGCACCCGTATTACGAAGTCCGCGCAGTCGAAACTACGCGGATCATAAGGGATGCCGATAAGGCTATTGATGTTCAAGTGAAGATACCGGGTAAGGTAAACTCGTTGGCCCGCAACCGGCAAGCCTGCTGCCTCATGATAGAATCCATGCTAGCAGTTGCGGTGGCAGACGTAGCCGTAACACTCACCCTCACGATAGGCATGGGGATGTCCCGGAAGAAATTACCGGGGTCGTCTCGGTCACTCAAGCGGATGCGTGCCATCACCATCTCATTAGGCGGGAGCCTTTCTAGCTCCTCGGTAATGTTGCGGCCTACGTTGTCCATCTCGATATCAATACTGCCCGCCGTGCCTGAAGCGTCGGTAGGGAGTTTGATACGGAAGGGCATCGCTAGATATTCTTGCCCGTCTACAGTCCAGTTAATCGAGTCGTTGACTAAGCGCAAGGTATCCGGAAAGGAAGGGGCCGATATTTCTAGGAATTGCAGGACACCTGCAAAGTCCGTGGTTCGCTGCCGGTTTTCAATAAAGCTCATTGTCTTATGTACTCCACTGTACAGTCCCGCGTGACTGAGGCAAAGCCCGGCTGCACCATTACGATGGGGCCTAGCTTAGCTTCAAAGAATCGGCAAGTAATTAACTGCCCTTTACGCGGGTGCAGCATGGTAAAGAACCCGATGCGTTTGATGTCGTTAAAATACCAATCGTCAAAAGCCTCAACGTTAGCCTTACCCCGGATCAGCAGTTTAAGATTTAGTTTCATGGTGACGAAGGTGTTCTTAACCCGCTGCTTGGCGAATCCCCTTTCCATCTCCGTAATTTCGATAGAAGGGTCAAACTCCTCTCCGTACCCCTCTACCAGTACCTCAACGTAATCTGGCAAGCTGCTCATTATTTACGGTCCTCCACATTTAAACGTCCCTTCAGGGCTGCAGTGACGGGGCTACGCCCGTTGGCGATGTTGCCCGCAATGAACTTCTCTGCGCGGCCCATGAATACCGTAATGTCCAGATCGCCGTTTTGGTTCATGCTGCTCTCTGCTGTAGCGCCCTCTGACCCCCCAACAATGGTCACATTGACGTTAGGTGCCCCCTGCTTCCCAGGAGACATCCCGCTGAACCCTGGGGATCCACCTGATGCATAACCGCGTTTACCAAGCCGCATGGCCTCCACAGTGCCTACGCCACCCGCACGGGCCACGTCCACCTGTGACCAGACCACCTCGCCCGCGTGCACGACGCCCCTTGGCTCGTACTTCCCACCGGGGCCGGTGTACCCACCATCCGCCTTGCCGCCCTTGATGAGGGACTGTGCGAGGGAGCTGGTGATACCCTGGGTTCCTGTGGTTACGGCCGAGGCTCCCGCAGCGCCTACGCCCCCTGTGAGGCCGCCCATGATGCTTCCGACGATCCCCATAACGGCCTGCCGGGCTGCGATGCGCGCTAAGTCCGCGATAATTGAATCAGCAAGGTCCTTGAAGGATGCCTTTACCGTTGTAGCGGAGCTAACAAATACGTCTTCCAGCCCCGTAAGGGCCCCGCCTAGGGCAGACTGAATTTGCCCGGCCGTATTCGCGGACTCCTGTGCATAATTAGCCAGACCAGCAGAGAGCCCGTTTAATGCATCCGCTTGCTCTGCATCCAGGGACCGATACCCCTCACGGATGACTTCCACCTGTTTACGGGCTTCATCTTCTGCTGCGCTGCGGTTAGACATAGCCTCATCAGGGGCCAATTTACCCGACTGCTCAGCGAGCGCGATATCTCGCAAACGCTTAGCCTTTTCCCGCAATACGTCGTTAATCCGCGACTCTATCTCGAACTGCCGCTCACCCATACCCACGCGAGTAGCCATGGCCTCAAAGTCTTGTTGCATAGCCTGGGTGGCTTGTTCGAGGGCAGCCCGGTATGCCTGCATGGACTCCGTGCGCTTCTTTGCTGCTGCTGCCTCTTCGTCAGAGATTAGCTTTACACGAGATGCACCTGCCTCCCTTGCTTTTGTTGCCTGCTGCTCAAGGCTTGCAATCTGCACGGCAACAGCACCGGACTTGACACGGGCACCAGTCTGCTCACTGAGTACGGCAATCTGCTTCCGGATTGATGCCACCTCAACGTCGGAACTCTGCTGGGCTAGCTCCCGCAGACGGGCGTAGTACGTGTTTGCGGAGACCTCTCGTGCATCATACTGGGACTTAAGCTGTTGAGTCTGCTGCGTGATAGCTTCTTTCTCGGCCGATGCCTCTGCCTTGACAGCAGCCATCCTGGCGCTATTGAGGCCACCATCCGATGTGCTTCCACCACCCGCCGAGGAAGAGACCTTTTTGCTTTGTTGGGCATTAAACCTTGTGGTTTCTAGGGCCACCGCCTTGTCAATAGCAGCACGATCCGTTACACCCTTGCGGTGCAAGGCAGTTCGTACAGCCTCTAAGCGGGTTTGCAGATTCTCTGAAGACTTGGCCGCCGATTCCTCCGCTCGGGCGTTTTCCTCACGCAGCTTTGCGTTAGCCTCAAGGGCACGGCGCTGGGCCGGAGTCTGACCTTCACCAGTACCAGCAGCTGCCTTGTCTGAAACCTTCTGCAATGCATCGATCTGGGCCTGGAACTGCGCAATTACGCGCTTGCGGTCTGCATCAGACACACCCTTGTAAACTCCGCTGCCTTCTTGTAAGCCCTTGATGTTGCTCTGTAGCCTGCGAATCTGCTCTGTGGCAGTGTCATCCCTGCCAATTGCCTTCAGGGCATCCCATGCTTCTGACACAGCGGACTTGACACCCCGCCAAGCTTTCTCCATGTAACCCGCATTTTCAACCACCTGGGCACTTCTGGATTCCACTGCATCTGCAAAGGCCCTAATGGCTGCATCTGCTGCACCTGCCTGGTCCCCCACCTGCACAAGACTCTGAATCACCTGTATCTGGGACTCTGTAAGGAACCCCATCTGAGTGTTAAGATCTAGGATTGCCTTAACTGGGTCCTCAGACAGCTTAACAAATTGTTTAACGGTGTCTTCTACAGCAGCCCCAGTGGCAACTTGCCATTGCAGGGCCGCAGTAGTTGCAATCTTTAATTGTTCCCCGGTGAATGCACCCGTGGAAGCAAACTGCGCAAGTGCCTCTACAGCCCCACCAGTAGTTACACCCTTAAGATCATCCAGCTGGGATGCCATGTCTTGTAGGGCCTGCCCGGTAAGGCCAACACTGTTGCCACTTGTGATGAGAGCCTTGTTTAGGCCCTCTAGCTCACTAGCTCCCTGGTATGCTGCTACGCCCACTGCTGCAAGCGCCGCAGCAGAGACAGTGAGGGGATTGATGATTGAGGCAATAGAGGCCCCCACACCCTTGATTGCAGCGCCTACGCTACCGTAGGCACCCTGTAGCTGGGAACCTTGTTGCAACAAGGCGGTCAATGGTGACTGCCCGCCCTGAACCTGAATGAAAAAATCTTGGAGCTGTGCCGGTGTCTGAATGCGCGCTTGACGAAGCTGCCCTTCACTAAGTCCCCGGGTTGCCCCGCTTACCTCTTTAATCTTAGCAACCTGCTTATCTAGGGCACCCGTCAGGATGGCAGCTTGCTCAGCGGATGCTTTTTGGGCAATGTTGAAGCGTAGCAATTCCTCCCGCGACAGGCCGTATGTACGGGACTGCTTCAAAAGGCTATTAAACGTGCGAGTGTTTGCCCGCACTTGCCGATCCGATGACTTCTCGGCCTCGTCAGCCAGGGACTTTACGCTAGCCTTAGCACGATTTACGCCCGCCTCAACTTGTGTTGCGTCAGCTGTGAGCTCGATCCGGCTGACGCCGATTGTGTCAGCCATAGTGGCTAGCTCCTGTAATTAAAAAGGGGCCCGCAGGCCCCGTGGTATTTATTGATTAGTTGCTTTCCAAATCCAGCGAATCTTGCCAGAGTCCCATATGCGCTTTGCACCTACTTCATCCTCAAGCATCCATTCTGTTCTCCGGTCAGTTTCCGGATCAAAGATTACATCACTGCCTATCTCTTTGAGCCGGGCTGGGATATTGGTACGCCTCCATGTGGACTTCCCGCGTAGGCCAGTTTTTGGATGATATACACGGTAGTCCGGTGGAATCTCCTGTGCTATCTCGAACCCAAGAGTTTCGTACAGCTTTCCACCAAACCAATCGTTGGCAGAGAAGCTGCCCACCTCGTCAACCCCTAGTTCCCTGACCGCATGCTTAAAGAGCTTGCTGGCACCACCACGGACGTTGGCTGCCGTGGTGTACCTGCATAGGTCCCACTTTCCCCAACTCTCGCGAGTGGCGGTCTGTGGCGTCCTGCGATATGCATCCTTTGCGAAGGTCATCACCGCTACAAGCCCGTAATCCGGATGGTGTAGCCCAAAACAGGTGACTCGGGAGCTACCTTTGCCCTGTGGATGCCACAAGTCTAAGAAGGCCTGTGCCTCCCGCGTAGGGATTATCTTAGGCACACACTGGCGGGCATTGATCTTCATGTCCGCACTCTTGCCAAGTGCGTTGCGGATCATGCGCTCCATTTGTGGACGGCGACGCTTCCAGTCATCATCTGTGATCTGAATTAGGCGTATGCCAGCGGCCTTGGCTGACAGCATCTTGTCGCGGTGGTAGTTTTTGGCTTTGCGATGGTCGTTGTGAAAGTGCACACCATTCATCTCAATTGCCACATTGGCGCTTGGGATGTAGACATCTAATTCAAGTGGTTTGATGACCTCGCGGTTACCACTCTCCGCCTCAACACCTAGAGTACGAACAAATTCGAGAATCTCTAGTTCTGGTTTTGATGGCCCCACGTTTGCACATTTTGGGCAGCCCGCACCGTTGTTCATGTGGTCATTAGCTCTCTGTGTAAAGTCGCCGTGGATAGGACACGTTATTGTGACAATGCAATGTGCTGTTGTGTATCTAGACCTGCCATATAGGTATTTATCCCCGTGCACGCCCCTTGAATGCAGAACAAAGCCATCTGTGGTTTTGCGTCGCAAAAGGGACTGATTTTCAGACTTGCACCTGGGGCAGCCACTCCCGTGAAGGTGGTTTTTTGGTGTTACTGAGAAAATTCCGTGAACTCCGCAAGCAACGTTAAGCTTTTTATGGTTTCCGGCATAGATAGAATCAACATATGTGTATTTTCCTCCGTGGACCTGTGCTGCTTGTGAAGCAAAGTTGTCTGTGGTTTTCTTGGTCCTACCTGAGCAAGTAGGGCATCCATGACCACACATATGGCTATAGGCAATCTGCTGAAACGGCCCATGGTCGCTGCACACAATTGTGACCTTCTCCATCTGCCCCCGGTACTCCACAAGCTCATACCCATACCGGTCCCCATGCACAGCACGTGCCTTGGCGATCCATTCCTCTTGTGTCAGCTTCTTTGGCACGTCTTCCTACCTCTCTGTGGTGGATGGGCCACTCTATCACACAAATGGGCAGGCGCAACCCTGCCCCTATCTGCGTTTAATTTGTTGTTTACTATTTGTTTACCTGTCGCAGGGCCTCAGACTCCGCCACTGCTAGGTATGACATTAGAGTGTCTCGATCTTCACCGGAGATGCCCTTATGCCTCAATACCTCAAACACTACTGCCCTATCCCAGCAGAGCGGGCCAGATGGCCCGCAACGCCACGAAGAGGAGACCTCAAACATGAGTTCAAAGGTAGGCCATAGCTCGGGCCAGATTTCCTCGTCCTCCCGCGTGTAGTGCTCCGGGCCAAAGCCTAGGCCCTGCTCTGCTAGTTCTGCGGCGCTGGGCGGGCTGTAGTAGTAAGCCTCAACGCCTGCCCTTATTTTACCTCGAGCGCTACTCGGCGAGCCTCGTGATAGGCCTGAATAAAGCCTTCACACACCCCAGGGAAGGCATCCTCCAAATCAGCGAAGCCTTCCGCAGACAGAGGTACTTCCGCGTCCCACGTAGAGACCAGTTCAACCAGTAAATTGCCGAGGGAGATACCAGACGCCACAAGACGCTGGTATTCCTTGCCTGGCAGATTGGTAAACTTGACAGCAAAGACCAACCGCTGACCCGCCCCCTTGAACTTTACAATATGGTCAATAGTCTTAGGTGCATCACCAAGACGAACACCCATTATACAGCCGCCCGGACCAAGGTGGACTCGGACAAGAAGCTAAAGGTTGCCACGTTGCCCATGGGGGTGTTAGCGGCGATGGTGGGGTCCGAATCGAAGCTCATATAACCATAGTTATAGATGGCATCCCCGTTTGCCAGCAGCATACGAACGGCAACAGGCTCCCCGCGGGAGTCAACCGCCTTGGCTGCATTATACCATGGCAGGCTTGCATCATAGTATAGCGGAAGGGTCAGAGTCTTCACATTTTTGAACGTCGGGAGCTGAATCTGGCGTCCGCTGCGATCTTCCAACAGCTGCCCTGTCCAAAATTGCTGTTCACCGCCTGCGGAACTCGGTTCACCCTGCTGCGAGAAGTTCACAAATGGGCCAGCAACAAACAACTCGCCGGCTCCACTCGTACCGGGGAAAGTAACGGTGTCAGTCGTGTCAATACCGGAGAGGCCCTTAGTGGCATCCACAACAGACACGCGGTTATTGAGGGCAGTCCAATTGGGGCTGCGGATAACAACAACGGAACCCGTAGCTACAGTTGTTCCGGTAGCCACGGCGGGGGAGGCACGGGTAAAGCCCGTGACGGGGTTAGAAGTGGCAGTGATCGGCGCGAAACCGAACACGATGCCCTTCGGAAGTGTCAAAGCCATGTGTAAATCCTTAAGTTAGAGTGTGTACCACACCGAGATATCAACCCGGCTACCATAAATCCGCAACGCAGCTTCGTAGTCGTCAATGGGCTCCGACAGGGGCTCCATATCCTTCCCCTCAGCAACCGCCCGCATTACCGCCACCATGCCCTCGTAGGTTGACTGCTTGCTGTTCGACCAGACCTCGATCTGAACCCTCGCATTCGCCTTGTCAGCCAATGCTCCCTCACTGAGATAGCTCGGGACGCCACCCACGCGTTGATAGATAACATACGCCTGTTGGCCGGGAACGTCGGGGGGTGTGTCCGGGTAAACGCGCCCATCAAAGTGGGGGGACAGGAGCGTTTTTAAAATAGCGCCGTAGCTCATTTAGCAGCCCTCAATGCAGCGAGGCGCTTGCGCCCCGCGTCAGCCGCAATAGTGGGCAACCTGCCTTTTACGCTATCCCAGCCGGGCCTCAAAAACGGCCGCGCGGGTACCCTTACGGGGGTGTCTAGCTTTTCCTTAGTTGCAATCCAATGCCCGTCAGCTGTCCGCACTAGTACATTTTTCCGCCAGTGCCCGTACTCCAGTAAGTGCCCATGATTACCGTTACCCCCTCCCTTACTTTTACCTCGCGCCCAACTGACTGCGTAAACATGGCGGGTATCCGTGCTATCCTCTTTTACGTAAGCGGCATAGATGGACTTCTTAAGATTTCCTGTCTTAGACTTAACGAAGCCCTTAGCACTGTCTCGCACCGCAGCAGCAGTTTCAAACGCCATGGTTCTAGTTACAGATTCGGTGTGCTCCTTCAGTAGGTCAAGGCCTGCAAGTACACCCGATACATCCATTGCACGTCTAGCGCTCATCCGCACCCACCTCAGTCAAAATGTAAGCATGGCTCGGGTCAGAGAAGTCACTGATTACACCCGTCACACTGAAGATAGTATCCGCACCGGAAAATGGTAATCTCCCAACTAGCCGGTCCGCCGACGTGATGCCATGCGCGCGGATTACTTCTGCACGCACTTCAATTGAGTATCGAGCGATACTGGCCGGGATACCCGCACCAGTAGCGCTTCGAATCGCACCCATGCCAGTATCATTGCGGATGCTTGCACTGAAACTACCCAAGTCCTGCCAGCCTTGAATCGGGCTGCCCCAATCATCTGTTCCAGCAGTGCGGCGCTGTGCCAAAAGGCGCGTGTTTAAAGCACCGGCGGAGAGGGCCATTAGACCCCCATCCTAACGCGGTGCGGGTAGAGTAAATTAAAAGCTCCGATAGGTAGCTCTGAGAGGCCCGTAGTTACGGCTTCACGATTACGATAAAGGTGCCCCAGCAGAAGCAAGATAGCCTGATCTACCGCACGAGGGGTTACCATTGGATAATCTCCAGCAGTCCCCGCGACAATAGCAGCGGACCGCTGCTCCTCAGTGTCGTACAGGGAGCGATTCAAAAAGGATGCAGCCGTTTCACGTGCAGCAGGCAGAAGCTGCTCCATCACGTACTCACGCTCCTCCTCTTCAAACAGCTCTGCGTTTAGATGCCGGCGCACCGTGGATAGTGTAATCATTTAGTTTCCTTGGTGGGCGTGGACTCCCGCGGTATTGGTTGGAAAGTATGGAGTTTTTGTTTGGCCTCTAGGTAGGCTTGGTGGGCTAGTTCAGGGGTTGGATAGTATCCAAGGTGGTGTTGGGTTTTCCCAACAGACAACTTGCTATGCCACTTGCCCAACCGCTTGTTCCAGCTCACACCCATGTATCCGGACTTGTTGTTTTTGTAGTGCCCCGTGTTTTGGTGGTTCTCACCAGAAGTGCACTCCCGCAGGTTACAAAGTCTGTTGTCCTGCCTGTTGCCGTTTATGTGATCAAGATGAGCACCGGGCCACCTACCATGCACAAACAGCCATGCCAGCCTGTGTGCCCGGTGCAGAGTACCTAGTGCACGGATTAGAACGTAACCATGGTGGCCGTCATGGCACCCAGCAATCTGACCAACATCAAGCTTAGAGCAGGTTGTCTGCTTCCACCTGAACTCCCCAGTCTCCTTATCATAGGACAACTGGTTCATAAGCGCCTCACGCAAACTCATACATTTCCCCAATCACCATGGTGGCAGGATTGCCATTACCACTAGTGAGGCTAGTCTGAACTAGCCTCACCCCATTGTCAAGCTACCCGATTACGGGGCAGTAGCGGCAGTCAGGGCACCCTTGACCAGAGCCTCAGGCCTATAGATGGCCAATGCCAAACGCTCTTCACACAGAACGGTGACAAGGTTTTTCACAAAGTCATCCTGATTCTCGGTAGCCACTTCCACGCGCGCTTCCCAACGATCGAAAATCTGTGCAGCCGCATCAAACGCGCCAACGAGGAACTGACCTGCGGCCATGGCCTGAGTCGAGACAACTGGCAGACCCCACAGCGTGGGAGCCAAGACACCCTGAGGGTTACCCAAGATGTAGCGGCCCTGCGTATCCTTAATCAGCTCAATGCCAGCCCAATCCGCCGGGTTCAGCACAATGCCGGTCGCCGGGAACTCAGCCAGCTGAGCCTGCAGGATCGCCAGACGCAGACGGTCAACCGCCGTGGCATTGGCAACAGTGATAGGCGCGGTGAAGGCAGTAGCAGCGGGCAGCAGGCCAGCCAGGTTCTGGCCGGTGCCATTACCATTCAGCAGCTGTGCCTCTTCGACCACTTCCAGACCTCGCAGCAAGCGAGCATTGATGAAGCTCTGCAACTGGGAGCTGTCACTGAGAATCTGGCGGGATGCCTTCATGTAGTGGGCGATCACTTTCGCGCTGGTCTGCACCAAGTCAAATCGCAGGCTGGATTCCGGCTTCTGGGCACCTTCAGCAACCGGGGCGGCAGCATTGGTGAAACCGGTCTCGCGGACATATTCCAGCGAATTACCGTCCATCGTGCCCTGAGCCAACAGGTTACGAACAGTCATACGACGCTGCGGCAGCTCCAGGATGCCCGGCAGGCGGGTAGTCTGCACAGTTGCACCGGCAGAGCCATCAGCATTAGTGGTGAGGCTAGTGATAGCTGCCTTGACATCCAAAGAAGCGCGACCGCGATGACCCGCCGAGCTGGCCAGAGCCTTAAAGCTCTCACTATTGACAAACTGGCTGCCAATGCTGATGTGCTGCACGTCACCGCCAGCGCCATTGCCTTCAACTTCCGCCAGGCGCTGCTGCGCGGCCTTGAGGTCGGCACGGAGGGTGCCCTGCTCAACCAACAGTTCATCAACCTTGGCGCGAACGGAAGCATTCAGTTCAGAATCCTTGGAAGCACGCTCGGCGTGAGCCTTCAGGGAGTCCGAGATGTTCGACAGTGCTGCGTTGATGGTGTTAATATCCGACATTTATTTATACCTTGATAAGATTAAGAAATTGCAATTGCAGAGCAATGGCATTAAGGGATGCAGCGTTAAAATCCGGAATCTCCGGCTTTCCGGTACTTGCGGAAAGTCGTTTATTTTTACTTGCCTCTGGGTCCAATACTTTGTCAGCAAGGCCGTATGCCACGGCTTCCTCTGCGTTAAACCATGTTTCCTCCGCCATCAGCTGCTCGACTTCAGCCAGCGGTTTTCCCGTCCGAGAGGCATAGATTTCGGCCATCGCCTTATCAAAAGGGGCAAGCATCTCCGCGAGTGCGATAAAATCTCGACTATTGCCCGCAGCCAGGAGCCACGTTTGGTGGATCATGATGAAAGCAGCAGGATGCATGTTCACAACATCGCCGGCCATTGCAATCACACTTGCAGCAGATGCCGCAGTTCCAACCACGTTAACAGTCACCACACCGTCGTGGGCGCGGAGTTGATTGTAAATAGCCAAGCCCGCAAACATGTCGCCGCCTGGGCTATCAATGTTCACAGTGACATCGCCAGGGCCCATGTCGCGGAGCATCTGCGAAATTTGAGCACTAGTCGTGCCCTCCCCATACAGGTCCTCACCTATCTCGCCAAAAATGTCGATGGCCCGGCCGTGCATTACGGCTGCCTGCGGTGTCCCCGCCCAACGGGCATTTGCAGCCTCTGGCACGCGTGCCTTGCATGCTGCTACCCGGCCCTCTGGGGCTGTGGGCAGCGCTCGTTTACTCATGTGGTACTCCCTGTCGGCGTGGTTTCCCGTTGCGTAGCTGCCGGGGCTGCGGCGGGTTGAATATTGATCTGGTCAAGGGGGACCATTGCGGATTGCACAGTTAGTGCACTTGCCATACCACCAAGCTTCTGAAGGCCCTCACTTGCGCGGGCCTCGTCGCGGGTTAGCAGCCCGTTGTTTACCATGGTGCTGTAGTAACCCGCGCGTGCTGCACTATCCGCCCGCAATAAAGCACTCACGTCGAAATCTGCAAAGTACCTACGACGCTCGCCGGGACTGAGCAAATTGAGGCTAATGCTCTGCTCAATGCGGCGGAGCCAAGGGGCAAGAGTAAGGCTCAGGAAAGCCAGCTGCTGGGATTCAATGCCACTACCCCAAGAGGTAGTGCCAGCGCTAGCATGGCCTACCATGCTGGGTGGCACCGAAAAGAAGCGGCAGATAGACTCCACGGAGTAGTTTCGGCTCTGTAGCAACTGTGCATCAACAGGATTCAATCCCAAAGATTTAACGTCCACACCCCCCTCTAAAATTGGAGTGCGCCCACTCTCAACGGACTGTGCAACATTTGCCGAGAATTGGGTTCGCTGTTCGGGTGTCAGAAAGGCAGCAACAGAGTAATAGATGCTCTGCAAGGTCCCGTTTCGAAACGCCCTTGCAGCCTGCTTTTCCGCAGCCAGTGCGGTGCCGAAAACTTGGCTCCCATACTGAATTGCTGACAGCCCATTCTCACCATCCATACTGTAGCCCAGCAAACGCCACACTTGTCCTCGTGGTACATCAATCTTGGAGCCATCTGCCTTGCGGTAAGAATAGCTGTAGAGACCACGCGAATCTTGGGTCACGGTCAACCGAGATGCATGCATGAACTGCAAGGACTCAATCTTGCCGTTACTGACCACCTTACGCACATGGGCGGAGCCATGTAGCAGCATCGCGGAAACTACCGCTTGCCAAAAGTCGAACGATGTTGTGTTACTGTTCGGGCTGTCAAGCAACAAGTAATGAAGATCGTGATTAGTTGCTAACTTCCGCCCGTCCGCGGTCCTCATCCAGAGATTCAAGGGAAGGGACGCAATGGTTTGCGAGATTAGCTTGACACAGGCCGAGACTGCATCAAGGGTCATCGCCGTGGTGACAGATACCTCGGAGCCTGCATCGCTGTAGAAGCGATTTCCTACATACAGCCCCGCGTCTCTTTGCGAAAACGATTGCACGGTTGTTGCGTCCATCGCCTTTGGCGCGAGCACCGATTTAATGCGGCGCAGAAAGCCCGCTGTTTCATCAGCCATGAGGCTTCCTTAGTTATTTTTTAATGAGCTTAACCAGCCATCAAGAGTGCCTCGACCTGAGGGGTTAAGAGCGATAAGACTTACGGCATTAAATAACGCAGCTAGGGGGTCGATCTTCGCCGTTCCGCTTGCCGCTTTTGTGACATAAACCGCGCTGCCCTTAACCTCAATCTTCGCATTGCCCAAACACCAGTCCATCAGGGGCTGCTTTGAGTGAACCAGCGTGCCGCCCGCGAGGGCACGTTCGAGCGTCTTAATCGCGCCAGACAGTCGGTAGCCTTGAGACACCGCGACAATGCGCTCAATGGCAATGCCGTACTCGTCGCCCGTCAGCATATCAACGATGGCCGTGATGCCGGCAGGGTCCACACCAATGGCATTCTTCTCTGGCAGCAGGCCTGAACTCTCCAGCCGCTGGACGTACTCGCAAAGCTGCTGCACATCTTCACCAGGAAGCGGGACAATTGTCAGATCGCCGTCTTTCTCAAAGTCCCGTAATCGGGATGCAATATCTTTGCGTCTCTCTAGGGCAATTGTATGCACCCACGCATGAGACCATGACAGCCACTTGCGTGTGAGCTTGCACCGGCCCACTACAGACAACCCCAGCATGTCGTCAAGACCACCGCCGTCAATGCCTACAACGGCTACGTCACAGCGTTCAATAAGGGTGTCTAGAGTCAAGCTAGCGTCCGCATTCTGCTCCCAAAAGGCTGCGCCTGCGAAGCGGTCGGAGGCTAGGTTTAGGCCTATCTCCAGATTCGCATGCTTGCTCATAAAGTCGAGAAACTGTTCCCCACCGATACGCTCTGCACGCTGAAACTGATCCTCCAGGAAGTTGTAATCCACACTGTAGCCAAGGCTAGGATTTACAATCTTCATGCCTTGCAGAGTGCGTGCGCGCCCGTCCTCAATCCAGGCACGTGGGTGCTCGTACAAAACACCGAAGCGCCTCTTATCCACCACCACACCATCGCGGATATCGCGGAATAGCTGTAGGTCTTCCTTGAAGACACCTGCTGGGGGCTGTGAGGACTGCGTGGATATCTTGATAATGCACCCTTCAGGGCGGGCGGCGAGACCGCCCATTGCTTCCCGGAGCATTTGCGCCGCCTGGGGCTTAGTACCAAGGACGTGCGTCTCATCCGCCAGCATCACAGATGCCTTGGAGCCTGTGACCGTGTCACCATCCGCAGCTAATACCTTGAGAGTTGCCCCTGTTACCCTATGGGTAAGAGTTCTGGTGTGGGCACTCACCTGTATAAGCTGAGACAACTGGGGGTCCGCCCGTACAGAGTCCATAGACGGCTTAAACGAGTTGTCGGCTACCTGAATTGTGGGAGATACAATAATAAACTGCGCTGACTTCCGCCAATTAAGAATAAGAAAGGTTAGCATAATGCCCGAAGCAATGGCGGACTTGCCTGACTTCTTCGGCACCATGCAAAAAAACTCTTTTATTAGCCGCTCACCGGTCTCAATATTGTAGGCACCAAAGACAGCCGCTACAAAATCAAAGACCCAGGGAGGCGATATTTCGCCATATGTGGGGGATCCGGGGACATCAACTGCAACTAATCGCTTGAATACCCCGAGGGCCACTTCAGCCTGATCGGGGAAAATCGGTTTTGGGACGATGCTCAAACCGTGCTCTAAGCGGGACTCCCAGTCCGGCATAGATGTAGTATATTCAGGTGTCATATGGTCGCTACTGTGCTAGAGGCCGTGGGCACTCTGTTATTTTACAATTCGCATTGGTGTAGGTGTCACAGGAAATGCCTGAGCAATCTCCTCTGCGGTGGCCTGCTGCTGTTCTTTCTTCCCCATCTCACCAGGCTTTGCGTTTTCGTACCCAGCAGCAGCGATAGCGGCCTTAAGCTGATTCGGGGATGCCTCAATATGACCAAGAGCGATCAGCCTAAGCAGCGCTAGCATGGGCATTTCGAGGTCGTCAACAGTTGACGGCTTCTTTACACTGCCAGGGGGCCTACCAGCGCCTACTCGCCTCCCCCCACGGCCGGGCTTGGTTTCAATTTCAGTCATGGCGAGGCCCCCGGGCCAGGCTAGACAGCCACGCGTGCAACTGCTTAGCCACCGCAGCGGCGGGGTCCGCGTTCACGGGAGCCCCTGTGCGGGCCTGCAAGGCCGCCTGATCGTCATCCGCTACATGTGTGGCGGTTGGTGCCTGCGGGGCGCTCTTAGCGGCCTTAGGCGGGCGTCCTCGGCGCTTCGATGTAGCTTCTTGGTGGGTCATTACTGATTTTCCTGTTGATTCGTCAAATTAGGGGCAGCCTTGAGGCGCAAAGCTGAACAGATCGCCTTTGATTAAGCTTATATAGGGTAATTTTTCTCGGAATGCGGACCAGTCAG